GTGTGGCCCGCGCCCGGTTCATTGATGCTCTCGATGCTCATCACGTAAACGTCCAGTTGGTGGCGGCGGTCGGCGTGCCGTTGGTCACCACCGTGACCGGCGACGTGCCAGCGGAAGTGCGCTTCGGCGCGTTCGGCGCTTCCAGCGTGGTCGGGCTGACATAGTTGGTGGTCTGCGCCACGCCGTTGACGGCGACCAGCGAGTTTTGCTGGAAGCCGGTGCCGGTCACCGTCAGCAGCATGGTGCCGCCGGTCCCCGGCGTTGAGGCAGGCGCGAGTGCCGTGATCGTCGGCAAGGTGGCGGGCGCTTGGCCAGACGGGTGCGACGCGTTCGGGGTGGTGGTGTAGGTGCCCATCGTGGAGAGCGACACCGCATTGGGGTTGGCGTTGTTGACCACCACGTTGCCAGACGCTTCCGCAACGGGACCGGAGGTCGGCGCGGCAATTGCGGTGATCGCGCCAGCCGTGCCGTCGTCAACAAAGGGCGAACCGGGAGGCGACGGCGGCGAGCCGTAGCTCAGATAGCTGTAGTTGGTCGGCGGCGACGGATTGACCACCGTCACCGTCACGCCGCTCGCGGGGTTTCCGCTCGTAACAGCCAGTTGCTCCGGGGCCCCGCGCGCACTGCGTTCCATCACCTGAGTGTCGTCGTCGTGCCTGTGTTTTGCCATTGTGGTCTCCCGTTGGGTGGCATAAATTCGTAATAATTTGGAAAGGACAGACTATGTGGACGACACGCGCATCGCACAAAGACGGCCAGCACTGGGTCACGCTGCTGCGCGGCGACACCGTCGTCGCCGAGATGAGCCTCGATGACTGGGCCGGGTTGTCGATGACAAAATTCCTGATCGAGGATCAGGTCAGCCAAGCCGTGCATGAGCAGCGGCTGGTGGCGGCGGGCATCCCCGAATAAATCACCGGTAATCGTCCTGCGCCGCGAGGCCGCCCATTGCGGCGGCACCGCCGAACCCCAGCAGCGGGCTCTTGCCGCGAATAAAATCCCGCAAGGCCTGCTTGGTGGTGACGCCGCGCTTCTCGGCGGTGAGATCAACCCGATCCTCCAAGAAGCGCAGGAACGGCTTGCTCTCGTCCGACGCCAGCCCGGTCAATTTGCCGCCGCCGACCCACGCCGACGCCTGCGTCTGCGCGGGCGTCAGACCGAGATCCTTGCCCAGTCCCTGATAGTATTTTTCCATCGCGCCATATTCGTTGGCCTTCGGCTGCGCCTGCCACCACGCGGGCCGCGCGGCGGCATCTGCGATCGGCACTTCGCCGCTCGCGACCATCGCCTGAATGTTCTGCTTCGGCGCGTCCTTGCCGACCTGAAACGCGGTCTCCAGAAAGCGCGGATCTTGCGCGAGGATCGCAGGCAGGCGGAACGCATGGGTGTCGACGGTGACCGGCTGCTGGTTGCCGGTGAGATTTTCCACGAACGAGGCGGGCTTCGGATTGTTGAGGGCGTCCCAGCCCTCGCCCGCGACCCGCTCCGCATTCATCTGATGCAGCCGCTGCGCCAGATGGCCGTAGGGCTGCGGGTTCTTGTCGCCAACCGCTGGCATCGGCTCGCCCTGCATCAGGCGGCTGTAGTAATACGACGCATTGCGGGCGTTGGCTCCGACCTCCGAACGCGGCGAGGTCGCCGCCACCATGTCCATATATTTGCGGAACGCCTCGTCGCCCTTGGAGCCGAGTTCTTTGTTGAAGGCGGCGCGCAGGGGGTCGGCGTTGTACCAGTTGGCACCGCCGAGCTGCTGGCCCTGCGTGATCGTCTCCAGCATCCTGTCGCGCACCGTGGGATCGTTGGTGATGTCGAGGGTCCGCTGCGGCACGCCGCGCGGCGGGACGTTTCGCGGCAGATCGAACTGCGGCACGTTCGGCACTTCGCCCAGTCTTGAATAGTCGAACAGGCTCTTGACCGGGCCCGCGCCGAACGCGGCCTCGCCCGCCTTGAGCGGCACGCCTGCGATTGCGCCGGTCCCCATCAATCCGAGCGCGGTGTCGACGGCCGGTGCGATCACCGCATCCGGCACCTCGCCGCTGCCCGGCTGATATTGCGCGGCACCCTCGATCGCGCGCTGGGGAATCGCCGCCGCCGAAGTCACCGCATTGACCAGCGGGTCCATGATGCGGTCGCGCCCGATATATTCCGGCATCGCCTCTCCGACCCCGCCATAGTCGAACAGAGAGGCCAGCGAACCCATCACGTCGCTCATGGCTGGAACGGTCCCGGTTGCATCTGCTTGAACTGCTGCGCGGCCTGACGTTCCTGCTGCCGCTTGGCGAGGTCATCCATTTTCATGGTGTGCTGCTGGGCGGCGAGGTCGGCCTTCTGTCGGGTGGCCTCGATGTCGGCCTGCGTCTTGATCATCTGCTGCTGATGGGTCTCGCGGTCGTTCATCATCTGCATGTTGAGATGCTGGGTGCGCTCTTGGACATCGGCACCGGAAGCCTGCACTTCCATCTGCTTCATGTTGAACTGGTTCTGCAGCTCCCACTTTTTGTGGTTGTCCTGCATCTGCAGCTTTTGCGCTTCCAGCTCGGCGTCGGCCTTGATCTTGGCCTGCGCGGTCTGATCCTTCATGGTCTCGATCTGCAGCGCGGTCTTGTTTTGTGCGACAGCCGGGCTGTCCTGCTGCGGCTGGTCGGCCATCTGCTTCATCTGCTCGACCAGATCGTCTACCGCGCCGTCGAGCGTTCGCCCGGCGCGGAACGGAGCCACCGAAAACTTCAGCAGCTCGCCGCAAAACTCCGCCGTCTTCGGCTGTACCGTCATTAGTTGCGACAGTTGCGGCAGTAGCTGCGCCAGCATCGAGACGAACTCGGTGCGCTGCTGCTTCTCGGCCTGCTCGTTCGGAATAATTGTGGAGTCGGTCTCGATGTCCAGCACGAAACTTTTCATGCGGCCATCCTTCAGCAGTTTCAGCACCTGATCGAGCGTCGGCTGCTCCATGATCTTCTTGATCGCCTGCTGACCTTGCTGGATCAGTTGCTGGCCCTGCTGCTTGACCTGTTGCACCTGCTGCGGGTTCTGCTGCGCCATCTGCTGCACCTGCGGCAACTGCTCGATCATTTGCATCGCGCGCTGCTGGTCCTGCAATTGCTTGGCGAGACCATCGATCTGCTTCTTCTGCATCGCGGCTGTCGGCAACTGCGTCTGCGCCATGTCGATCATGGTCGGAGTGGCAAATTTCCCGGTGATGATCTCGGTGGCGATCTCGACCAGATCCCGCGCCAGCCTGACCATTTCGTCCTGTTTGTCGCGGATGCGGGTCGAGCCGTACTGGCTCTTCATCTGCTGCGCGCCCAAGGTCTCCTGCGGGTCGGTCGCGCCGCGCATGATGTCGGACAGGCCGGTGATCTGGTAAATGTCGTCGATGATCTGCTTTCGAAGCGTCACCAGCGTGGTGATGGTCTGCGCGATCATGTCGATCGGCAACCAGATGATCACCTCGTTACTGCCGCCGAACGCCGCCCAGTTCGAGATCGGCACCAGCACCCTGCCCGCCGTGTGGGTCGAGACCGCCGTCTGGATCGCATCCGCCAGTTCCGCGCCGCCTGCCGGATAGAAACCCTTGGCTTCCAGTGCATCACTGAGCGCGTGGATGCGCCCGGTGAGCAGGTTGATTTCGTCCAGTTGATCTTTGTACTGCAGCACGTCGGGCACCGGCACCAGCGAGCCGCGCTGCACGGTGCCGTAGGCGGGCTTCGGGCACGGGAAAAACTCCCTTAGCTCAAGATGCGGATCGTCCTCATCGAGGATGTTCTCGCAGCCCTTGGCGACCCACACCACCCTGCGATCGGCCTTGTCCCAGATCTCCCAGAACTTCGCTCGTTCGCGGTTGTCAGCGCCGCCGACCTCTTGGGTGTCCTTGTCGACGCGGTACTCGGCGTTCTGGTATTCGTCGCCCGATGTTTTGTGGAAGCGCTCGCGCGCCTCTTGCCGCGTCAGATACGACGCACCCGCGACCCACGTCACCTCGCGCCAGTTGCGCGAGATCGAGTGCAAGAAATCTTTCCGGTTCTTGAAATCGAAACAGACCCGCTCGCCGTCGTAATAACCGTCACCCTTGCCGCTCTCGTAGCGCGCCCACGCCACGCCGCGATCGATGAGGGCCAGGTCGTCGCGTATCAGCTTCATTAGCTCGTCAATGCCGCCGAGATCGAAGGCGACCACCGCGCAGCGCTGCATGAACTCGGCGGCGGCCTGATACACCGGCCTTCTGTCCATGAACTTGGGAACAACGACCGGGACCGGCGGCCTCGCATAGATCGAGGGCTTGATCACCTCGGCGTTGGCCCAGAACATCTGATATTCTTTGTCGCGCATCATGTGCGAGAGGCGGTCGAGCGACGCATACAGCTTGTCGATCTTGTCGCAGTGATCGTTCCACTTCTCGAAGGCGTCTTCGCTTTCCTCCAGCAGGTTGAGCCACGCCTTGGCCTTCTTCGGCTCGATCGACGGGTTGTACTCCTCGTCGTCGTAGCGGATGTCGTCCTCGACGTCAGCCATGACCGCTGACCTCGAACGTCATGAGATTTGCGATCAGGTCTTGCTCGAACTTCTCGGGGTCATAGTCGGGGCTGTGCCGGGCGGCGTACATCATGGCGGTGAACAGCGCCGAGATCACCTCGCCGTAGCTCACGGGTTCTTCAAGCGAATACGCATCGACGGTCTTCATCACCCGCCCGACCAGTTCAACGACGCTGTCTTCATCGAAGATTTCTAATTCAGTCACAGGATGATTCCTCGTCGTCGTGGTTCGGGTGGCGGCGGCAGCACGATGCCGTCGCGGCGCGGAACTAAGAACGCAGGCTTCTTCGAAGGCCCGCGCCACGCCTGCGCCAGATAGCGGAAGCTGTCCGCGTAGTGAGATGTCCAGTCATGCACCGCAGAAGCTCTGAAGCTCTTGGTGTCGTCGTTCCATTCGCGGTGGTACTGCTCCATCGCGGAGATGCCTTCTTCGCATCGCCAGTGAAACACGCACAGCGGCAGCAGTCTTCTCACCGCGTTGATGCCGTCGGCCACCGTCGACAGCGGCACCAGATCGGGTCTCAGTCCCATGCGCAGCATGGTCTCGACGCGGGTTCTGCCGGTGCCCCATTCCTTGATCTTGGCGTCGTGCGGCACGAAGTCGGTGCCGTGCTTCCAGCCGTACTGACGCTCTCTCTGCTCGATCACTTCGGCGAAATGCTCGACGCCGACGCCGGAAGCGGAATAGCAGTCCAGAATGAAGCACTGCGCGCCCACCGTCTGGAACCACCAGATCGCGGTGTCGTCGCGGACGCCTAAGTCCCACGCGCGATGCACCGGCACATCCGGCAACGCCGAGATCTCGACAATGCGCTGCTCGGAGCGCACCGCGCTCATCTCCAGCGCGTAGAACGCGCCCAAGATCGCGGCATTCCACGAGCAGAGATATTCCTGCTCGAACTGCGCTCTACCGACATCCTCGCCGTACAAGGCTTGGTATTCCGAGAGCGCGTCCTCCAGTTCGAGGTCGCTCAATGCCCCGGTATCTTTTGCCGTGAGCCGTTCGCAGAACCATTCCTTGGACTGCAGGGCGTGGTCGTACAGCGCCTTGGCGTGGTTGTGGCCACGGGGCGTGGTGATGAATGCTGCCCAGCCCTTGTTCTCCTGCAGCATCGGGCGGTGGTAGGCCCACGCACTGGGGTTAGCTAACGCCCACTCCGAATAAGTAATCCCCGCGACACCAGCGCCCACGGTGGCGTCG